TAATGCAGCAAAAAGACGTTGAGATCGAGAAGCTTAAAAATCAGCTAGACTCGGCAGCTAAGGGCCAGATCAAATTTCCTAAAACAGATGAGGAAATAGATGTCTGGGCTAAGAAGTATCCTGATGTTGCAAAAATTGTGGACTCGATTGCTGCAAAACGAGCTAACGAAGCTATGGAAGGTCTACGACAAGGTGAAAAACGCCTAGAGGCTCTAGAAACTAAGATTTCTAGAAAAGACGCTGAGCATCACCTTAATCGGCTACATCCAGATTTCAATGATATTAGGCAGAGTGCCTCTTTTCACGAATGGGTGGCTATGCAGCCTCAGAGCATCCAAGACGCTCTATATAAAAATAATACAGATGCTCGAGCAGCTGCTAGGGCAATTGATCTGTACAAATCTGATACTGGAAAGAAAACCGTCAATAGAAAATCTGCAGCTAGGTCTGTAGGACGTACTAATTCCAGCACACCAACCACTAATGGTACTTCTCGTTTCTCTGAGAGCTTTGTCAGCAAAATGACTGATGGGGAATACTCTAAGAATGAAGAAGCTATTATGGAAGCTATGCGAAGCGGTAACTTTGTCTACGATATGTCAGGCGCTGCTCGCTAAGTGTTGCAATTATAGCCTTAACTGTGCTATAATAAAGGTAATTAGGGCCACATACTTGTCTACCCCTAAAAACTACAATCCCAGAAGAATATAATAATACGTCTACCAGTACCGGCTGGCCTGTGAGCTCTTGTTCGCACAACCCACCCTAATCGTACTGCCACTATTTTTTATCTCTTCATGTCCTGATGAGCTCAACGCAATCCTGCAGAGCTCAGCCATTTCTGAAGGAGTTTTAAAATGGCATTTGGTAAAGCATCAGGTTATACCAACCTTAATAATGGTAACTTCTCCCCCGTCATTTATAGCCGTAAGGTTCAGCTGGCTTTTCGCAAAAGTACAGTCGTAGGTGACATTTCTAATTCCGATTATTTCGGAGAAATCTCAGCGGCTGGTGATACAGTTCGCATCATGAAAGAACCAGAAATTTCTGTATCCGCATTACTGCGTGGTACGGCGATAGCAACACAAGATCTCGTTGATACCGATTTCCAATTAGTTGTAGACAAAAGTAACTATTTTGCCTTCAAATTGGACGATATTGAAGAGGCCCATTCACACATAAACTTCATGCAACTCGCAGTGGACAGGGCAGCATATCGCTTGTCTGACCAGTATGACCAAGAAGTTCTTGGTTATTTAGCCGGTTATAAGCAAGCAGCACTTCATGCTAATGCTGCAGCGGTTAACGATCAGGTCAACGGAACTAAAGCTGACGCTTCAGCTGGTTCTGACGAACTTTTGGCTGGACATAAGCTCAAGAAGGGTGACTTCGGCAACATCACAACATCGTCTGCCGGCGAGCACTCAATTCCTTTGGCAGCACGTTTGCCCGGAGCAACAGCTCTTCCAACAGCGACAGCTTCACCAGCGATGGTGGTTGCGCGTATGGCTCGTATTCTTGACCAAAAGCAAGTGGACAAGGATGGTCGTTGGATCGTTGTAGATCCAGTATTCATGGAGATTCTTCGTGATGAAGACTCACGTTTCATGAACGCTGACTTCGGTGACTCAGGCGGTCTTCGCAATGGTCTGGTACTGAATAACTTCCACGGTTTTAAAGTTTATCAGTCATCAAATCTTCCAGCGGTAGGTACTGGTGCGGGTACTACAGGTTCAGCAAACCAGAACACCAATTACGGTGTGATTGTTGCTGGTCATTCTTCTGCAGTAGCAACAGCGGAACAACTCAACAAAGTTGAGACTTACCGCGATCCAGATAGCTTTGCGGATGTCTGCAGGGGCCTTCATTTGTATGGCAGAAAAATACTAAGGCCAGAAGGTCTAGTGTCTGCTAAATACAACTTAGCATAAAACTTTTAGGGGGCTGGTTAAGCTGGCCCCCTTCCTTTTATTCGAGGTAAGTAGATGCCATCAACATACATTTCGTTATGTAATCATGTCCTACGCAGACTAAACGAAGTAGAGATTTCTGAGTCTGACTTTGGGAACGTCCGTGGCATCCAATCTGTTGTTAAAGATTCAATAAAGAGTGCTATAGCTAAGATAAATCAAGCTGAGTACGGATGGCCTTTTAACGCTGCAGAACACACTCAAGTATTAACTGCCGGTCAGAGTGAATACACATGGCCTGACTTTTATAAAGTCTCCGATTGGAGCTCTTTTCAAATACAAAAAGATAACGCCCTCGGCTGCGACTACTATACTCTAAAATATATGGAGAGAGATAGCTGGTACGAAAGCAGTAGGGATGAAGATTATAGCGCTGGAAGTGCTGGTAGAGGAAAACCAACTCATGTATTTCCGGGGCATGGTAACGGGTTTGGCGTGACGCCATCTCCTAACAAAGCTTATTCAGTCAAGTTTAGATACTTCCTTAACTATTCTGATATAACCGCATTTAATGATGTAACAAGAATTCCCACTTCTTTCGATACTGTTATTGTCGATGGAGCTCTATATCACCTGTATATGTTCAAAGATAATTTAGAGGCAGCTCAGGCTGCTTTTATAGCATTTGAGCGTGGAATTAAGGATCTGCAAACACTCTATATCAACAACTATCAATATATTCGAGATACCCGAGTGAGTTACTAGATGCCAGATAGAATTGAGAGCTATAAGCTCATAAGTGCGGGTGGGCTTAACTCAAACGAAAACCATCTAGACTTATCCGATAACAGCCCGGGATCTGCTACCCGATTAGTTAACTACGAGCCCTCTTTATTTGGAGGGTATCGCCGTATTGAGGGCTTTGCTCCTTATCATGCAGATTACCCAGAAGTTACTGTACACGGGCAGACAACAGGTCAAGGTAAAGTCTTAGGAATAGCAATCTTTAAGGATGATGTAACTAATTCCACCATCATCATTGCAGCTAGACAGGATGCCGGCGGATCTAATTATAGTTTCTACTACTACACTGCAGGAATTGGCTGGAGAAAATATACGCTAGACCATTCTGTTACCCGACCAATGACAGTTAGCGGCAGAACCGTATCTAAGCTTCGTCATGCTCAGTTTAATTTTGGAGATGGTAACAAGATTTGTTTTGTTGATGGAGTTAATCCTGCCATCATATTTAATGGAACTAAATGGAAAGAATTAAAAAGCACACACGCTGGAGGTTATCACGCCACAAATAATACCGCCGGTGGCGCCTTAGCTTTAGATGCCCCAGCTCTTGTAGACGTTTTTGAAAACCACTTATTCTTATCTGGTGATACCACAAAAGCAGCAATAATAGCACACTCGAAAGCTTTAGATGCTTATACTTGGACTGCAGGAAATGGTGGGCAGATATTTGCAGGGGTCGATGTAGTTCAGATCAAGCCTTTTCGAGATAATCTATTTGTATTCGGTGAGAATGGCATCAAGAAGATTATAGCTGATGTTTCATCTGGATTCTTAATTGATCAGGTTACAGCTAATGTTGGCTGCGTTGCTCGAGACTCAGTTCTTGAGATTGGCGGAGACCTAATGTTCCTAGCTCCAGATGGATTTCGTCCGGTGGCTGGAACTTCCAGAATCGGTGACGTAGAGCTCGAGACTGTTAGTAAGCCAATACAGGCCACACTTGTTGACTTCATTAAAAACAACAGCATGGATACTCTTAATGGAGTAGTTATTCGATCTAAGTCTCAGGTTCGTTATTTTGTGGGTACGGATAGTGTAGGAGTAAACGACAGCCTAGGAATTATAGGTGGTCTCTCTAACTCAACCGGATCTATATCTTGGGAGTTTGGAGAGTTACTCGGAATACGAGCTTCTTGCTGCACTTCAGAATATGTAGATGCCTCTGAGCTTGTTCTTCACGGTGATTATGATGGTAAAGTTTATCGGCAGGAGTCCACAACAGCATTTAACGGAACTGATATTTTAGCTATTTATGCCACTCCATATTTAGACTTTGGCGATACTGATATTCGCAAAGCAATGCGTAAGGTAAATACATTTATCAGGGCCGAGGGGCCGCTAGA